TGCTGAGGGTATGATTGGTGCTGGAGCAACATTTGCCTACACTAACTTCAATGGCTTTAAACGCAAGATGGATTGGACAAGAGTCAAGGAGATTTTCGCATGAATTTAAAAAGTGTAGTAGTTCTTGGACTTGGATTAATTATAGGCTATACTTATAGTGAATATAAAGTAGCAGATAAACAAATTCAAGTATACGGATCTAGAGATATTCAATCAGATCTAAAAAAAGAAGTTGAGAGAGTTAATAGTATTTTAGATACTACAGAAAAGAAAAATATTAAAAAGGAAAATGTGCCAAAGCCAGCTCCTCCAGCCCCCGAAATCGCATGTAAGTGCAACGGAACTGGCGAAATAGTTCAGGCAGATGGCAATAAGCTCAAATGTCAATGTTCAAAAGATGGTGGCGTGTGTAAATGTAAACCAAAAGAAGAGCCGCCAATCCAGACAACTCAACCTCAAGTACAACCCCAAGTACAATATATTCAGGTGAACCCATGAGTGCAACAGAAGATCTGGCTAAAGAAATAGCCTCAAATATAGAGGATGGCGAGAACAACTACTCTTTTGATTTTGGTCTAATCATAATTATTGGATCAATCATCATTGGAGTGTTGCAACTGCTAATGAAATGCAACGTATTTGGAAGAAGCCTAGAAGACCGGGTTAAAAATCCCGGCCCACTAGACAAAATTCTATTACGTAAAGCTGTAAAAGATAAACTTCCAAAAGAGTATGCCCATTTAAGACCACAAGTGCAGGATCTTATATTGGCAGAGTCAAAAAAAATAACATCAGAAAATTTTCAATCAATCGTTCAGGAGGCAAAAAATGCAAACTAAAATTCAAGCATTATTACAATCTCGTAGGTTCTGGGTCGCAGTAGCCGGAGTTGTAGCTGTAGCAACAGAAAGCTTAGGAGTTACTACTCTAAGCACAGAACAAATTCAAAACATTGTCCTGCTTTGTGCGAGCTGGATTGTTGGTGATTCACTTAGAAAGACTGAGGTGTCCCAATGAGTACAGGCCAAATGATTTTCTTAGGTCTTGGACTTGCTGTAATTCTATCATCATTTGACTTCTCTTCTCTTCTTAAAAAATTAGAGAAGAAGGCTAGTGAAATAGATATTCCAAATATCACTCCAGCTCCAGCTCCTATCGCTCCAGTTGACACTAAAGATAATTTAGTAGAGATTGTTCAGAAGTGGCAATCATTCAAGGATGCTTGCGAAGAAAACAATCTATCTGAAGCTGTTATAACACTAGATGAAATTTTCCCAATGTTAATTAAAGTGGACAAATAATATGAAACCTAGAGTATACTTAGGAATTGCTTTTGTATTGATTGGTTTCTTTTGGGATAGTATCTCAGGAATTAATATTGATAAACCAGTAATTCCATCTACAGATTATAATAAAATGTTAGACTTAAAAAAGCCTACAGATAAATTATTCGAAGAATTAAAAGATGTTAAAAGTATTGTTTCGGGACCGGATGAAGTTTTCGACAGAGAGATAATCGCAATTTTCAACAATGAGATGGGCAAAAGATTGCCCTCTTATGAAAATGTAAATTCCATTTCTTTTGAAAATTTTTACATAGACTCTGCTAAACTTACTTTTAATAATAGACTTAGCAATAAATATAAATCTCTTGGAGATAAAATGCATGAGATTATATTGTCTACGCTGGGAGAGAATGAAGCTATTATTACCAAGGAAGAACAAGTAGCTCTTTCAGAAAAAATGCGAGCAGTAGCTTGGATTTTATTAAATTAGGATTGACATTTTGCCATAGGCTTGGTATAATATTACTAAGCCTATTTTCATATGGAGAAACAAAATATGGACAAAGAGTATACAATAGACATATCTTTTATTCCTATTTTTGAAGATAAATCTGTATCTCAAATAGAACCAGAATATATTAAAATATTGTTAGATGACGAGTATAAACTATTAAAAAAAAGAATGACTATATTTCATAGTGGACCTAAGCAATGCCTATCAGAATTATTTCAAGAATATATTAAAATACATTATGAATGGCCAACAAAAGAATTAATGTCATGCAGACGTATTAATGACACTATTGAGATAATATATATAGCTAGAATATTATATTTTAAAGATTCTACAAAACGCGGAAAAATTGTAAACATAACTGATTTTTATAAATTAACACCGGATAACTTTTATGTCGAATGCATCAACGGAGATCCAAGAAGATTTGACTGAGGACTTTACACCTCAGTCATTTATTATCTTTTGTTTAGATAGCGATGGCAGTGTCGCATTTGAAGTCTCATGGGGAGACACAATTGAAGAAATTAAAAAATTCACATTATTACTACATAAAGCTACAACTGGAGAATTCAATGAATTAATATCAGAACAATTAAAAATTCAATCTAAAAATATAGAGAATGGATTAAAAAAGTTTAATGCATTTTCTAAAACTTTTAATGAATTGTCATCACCTCTAAGTCTAGTAATAGATCCTACCAACGTGGAGCTAAGTTAATGAAAAAAATAATGTGGGAAAGCTGGAATGAAAAAGAAATAGAACTGCTCGAATCTCAACCATTAGACTTCATGTCAGGTGAAGAATCAGAAGATAACGAACAGTTATTAAATGCAAGTATAAATGAAGGATTAGGCTCTCTTCTAGAGATGGGGCCATCATTAATCCATACTCCTTTCGGAAATGTTCCAAGCGAATCCGCATTAAAACCTTCAGACAGGTGGCATTGCTGGTTAGGATATACTAATTTTGATCTAACTCATAAAATTTCTGACAAAATAAAAATCATTAGTGGCGTAGAAGCATTAAAGATTATGAGTAGATATACATTTTGTGTTGGTGTAGGAAAAATGTTCAATTTTACAAGCGTGAAAAGGGAAATAGAGAATGCAATCTGTAAACGATAAAAAATTTGAAGAAGCTATTAATAATGAATATTATAAAAAAATTATGCATAAAGTTTGCAATGAAAATCTAAAAGGAATTTGCACAAAAGATGAAATTAAATCAGTAATTATGAATACATTATGGGGATGCATACAGAATTTTAATTCGACTAAAAAGGCTAAATTTTCATCTTACCTATATAGGAGTATACAAAATAACTCTAGAAGATTGTATAAAACTAAAGCTAAAGATTTTCAAAATGTAGAATATATTGATAACTATCATAACTCTTTATCTTATGATTTTAAGAGCAAGGAAGAGGCAAGAGATATATTGATGTCTGTTAAAGACAAGAATGAGGAATTATATAATGTCTTAATTCAAAAATTCTATTATAACATGACAAATAAAGAAATAGGCCAGCAAAATGGATATGGAAAAGAAGCTGCAAGAAAAAAATTAAAAAAAGCTATAAATCTATGTAGAGAATTGTGTATAGTAGAGTAGGAAAAGGAACCTAAAACAAGGATAATAGGAAAATAATAAGTTTAATACATAAACAGGAGAACTGCAATGGTTCCAAATCAATCGTCCAATCCATATTTAAGAAATACTGCTGGTGGATCTTATACCGCACAGCGCCAAGGTGGAACAATCATCGGGTTGTCTACCGCCACAACGACAATTACAAAAGCAATTCAAGTTAAAGATGTTAATACTCCAGACACATCAATCACTACTGGTCCAAAGGAATTAAGTGGTGCTAAGACATACAACACTGCTAAAATTCTTAGTGCCGGAACATTCGCTTACAATTCTAATAGCAGATCAGGAAACACTTGGTTGATCTCTAGAGTTGCAACAACTCTTGCTGGTGTATCCAAGACTTTCTTACTATTCATGGCTAACACAGTATCGGGTCCAAAATACCCTTACTACATCAAAGATAACTATGACAATGCAACTAGCAATATCCGCAAAGGTTTGTTCAGTCGCACTGGTTATAATCCAGATGGAACAAAGATCAAAGCAAGACAACCTTGGGTTACGATCAGTGGAACTGGTTACAGTCCAACTGGAACAGCTGGTGCAGATTTTGGCACTTCTGGATCTATCCCAACCAGAGCAATTCCGGGCGAATTGTATATCTTGAATAACTTTGTCGTTTACAATCCTGCTACATCATCTAATAAATATAACTACTCACCTATCACGGGCAAGTAATTAAACTTAGGGGGATTGGGATTCCCAGTCCCCTTTATTTTTAGGAGATGAATTATGATGACATGGCACGAAATGCTTCCAAATTTAGGCGAGTTTATTAATAAAACTGGATTTCCAGTGGGCTTATGGTTAATCACTGGTTTTATAGTTTATAAACTTGGTAAAAAAGTTTTTGTAAAAATTGAACCTATTGTCGATGCGCACTTTGAACTTGTGACAGAGCTTAAAAATAGTTCTAGTAGAACAACTGAAATACTAGAAAAGCAAAATGAAATTCTAGTGACAAATTTTAACGTACATGCAAATATATTAAATGATCATACAAATAAACTAGATAAAATAATGTATGGCAATGTAGAGCGAAATGAAATCTTAGAAGATGTTAAAAAAAAAGTAATCCCAATGTCTAATGGAATGACGACTGCTGTCGCTGGAGCTTCAAATGGAATTAAAAGATAAGTTGGTTGAGATTTTGCTGAATCAGCTAAATTTCTCCCAGTCAGACCTTGACAAAGTGAAAGCAGTGTTGGATAATATCAATGTAAGGAAGGTTGGCGACAAGACCTTCATTGATATCAGACTCAATAAAATAACCGTAGTTTTAGAAAGCGATAAGAATGAGTATTAAAATTGGCAATATCGATATTAAAGAAGAATTTGATTGGTCAAATGATATTTTGAGCTTCTTTAGTTTTAAGCAAAATAAAGTTTCTTATTATTGTACAAGCATTCAATTACTGGATGAGAGAGAGGGATATTTAGCTTTCTCTCTTCCTAGTAAACTAGCCAAGCTTTTTAAAGAAAGCGACTACAATATTAAAATGCTTCATGAACTTATTAAATGCGAGATTAAAGAATTTTACTTCTTATCGTTTGCAGATGAAGATCCTTCTAGTGAACAGATCGAATATGTAGGACAAATGGATAAAAAAGATGCAATCTTACTATTCAAAATCGAAGAATAATATAGGACAATATAATGATTAATTTAAAGACGGTAGATTTAGAGAAGCTCCAAAAACTAACTCAGCAATCAGTTCCGGGGACCGAAACAAATAAAAGACTTTCTGGATATTTTGGATACTTTGAGGCAAGAGAAGGCTATAATAAATTAGTAGCTTATGGGCCTCAAGATAACACTTTACAACTCTCTTGGATTCACAAAGAGTATCTTACAAAATGAGAACCGACTGGGATCAATACTTTATGGCAATGGCCCATTTAGCCGCTGTGCGTTCACATGACGCTCAAACGCAAGTGGGCTGTGTTATTGTTAACGAAGACAATCATGTCGTTAGCATAGGATATAACGGCTTTCCAGCCGATACCAAAGATGAAAATCTGCCAATGATACGACCATATAAATATCCTTATATGATTCATGCGGAACAAAACGCCTTAGCTAATATGATCGTAAAAGAAAAAAACTTACGAGCTTATGTAACTGGATATCCATGTTCTGTCTGTTCAAAAATACTGTGGCAGAACGGGATCAGAAAAATTATAGTAGATAAACATGGAGTGATTTATTCCATGAGCGAAGATGATGTTAAGATCATCAATTTCCTAATAGAAAATGGATTACAAATTAAAGAAGTAGATTTTGAATATAGTGTATTCAGCAATCTAAGCATCAAATTAAAAAACAAAAGGGCAAAAGAATAATGTCGATTAAAGCTTTACAGGATTACACGTTTTCTGCAAAATATGCCAGATATTTACCAGATAAAAAAAGACGAGAAACATACAAGGAAAGTGTTGACCGTGTTAGGAATATGATGCATAAACAATATGCAGATAAAAGCGAAGACTTGCACGCAGATATTGACTGGGCATATGATATGATGCTCAAGAAGAAGGGGTTGGGGTCGCAGAGAGCATTGCAATTCGGTGGAGATCCTATCTTTAAACATAACGCCCGTATGTTTAATTGTACAGTATCTTTCATTGATAGGATTAGATTCTTTCAAGAGTGTATGTATATGTTATTGTGCGGATGTGGTGTTGGATTTTCTGTTCAAAAAAAGCATATCGAAAAACTGCCCAATTTATCGAAGGAAAGATCTGGTAAGGTAAAGTATACAGTACCAGATGAAATTGAAGGTTGGAGCGATGCAATCGGAGTGTTGCTCAGTTCATATTTTGAAGGCGAAACTGATTTTCCAGAATACAACGGAAAAGAAGTTCAGTTTAATTTTGACAAGATCAGAGCTAAGGGGACAAGAATTTCTGGAGGTGGAAAAGCTCCGGGAGCAGAACCGCTAAAAAAAGCTCTTGGCAATATTAAGAAAGTGCTAGACAATGCAGTTAATAGAGGAGATGGCAGACTTAAGTCAATCGAAGCATACGATATTGTTATGCACGCTGCCGATGCTGTTATTAGTGGTGGAGTGCGCCGTAGTGCTACCATTTGTCTCTTCTCGCCAGACGATAAAGAGATGGCTACAGCTAAAACTGGCAATTGGTTTACTGATAATCCTCAACGGGGCCGCTCAAATAACTCGGCACTTCTTCTAAGGGGTAAAACAACTCCTGAACAATTTGCAGAGCTAATGCAGTCAGTTAAGCAGTTTGGCGAACCGGGATTCGTATGGGCTGATGATGAAGATTTTATTGTTAATCCATGCGTTGAAATTGGAATGTATCCAGTAGATGTAGAAACTGGCAAGAGTGGATGGCAAGGGTGTAATCTTTCTACGGTTAATTGTGCAAAAGTTAATTCAGAGCAAGACTTTTATGATGCAGTTAAAGCTGTAACTATTATTGGCACTCTCCAAGCTGGATTCAATAGTTTTCCATACTTAGGAGAGACTAGTGAAAAGATTTTTGCTAGAGAAGCATTACTAGGCGTATCTGGGACAGGTTGGTTAGAAAAGCCTGAAATCTGTTTGAATCCAGATATTCAACGAAAGGCAGCAGAGCTTGCAAAAGAAACCAACAAACTTATCGCCCAGAAGATTGGAATTAATCAAGCGGCGAGAGTCACCTGTGTCAAGCCTGAAGGCACTGCTAGTTGTATCCTTGGCACTGCCAGTGGTATTCACCCTCATCATGCTAAACGCTACATTCGTCGCGTACAGGCTAATAAGGTGGAAGCGTTGTACCAGCACTTCAACAAAGTCAACCCCAGAGCGTGCGAAGAATCTGTTTGGTCGGCCAATAGGACCGATGATGTAATCGCCTTCTGTATCGAAGTCCCAGATGGTAGCAAGACAAAGAATAAGATTACAGCTATTGAATTGCTTAAGATTGTAAAGTCAACTCAACAGAACTGGGTATTGCCCGGAACTAATATTGAACTCTGTACAAAGCCTTGGTTAACTCATAATGTCAGTAACACAATCAATGTTAAGCCCGATGAGTGGAATGAAGTAGAGGAATTTATCTATGCTAATAGAGAATTTTTCTGCGGCATTTCACTACTTCCAGTTACTGGTGATAAAGATTATCCACAAGCTCCATTCACGGCTGTGTATTTACCTACAGAGATGATTTCTCATTATGGTGAAGGTGTGATGTTCGTAAGTGGTTTAATTGAAGTTGCACTTACTTTATGGGAAGACAATCTTTGGGCAGCTTGCGATAGCATTTCTGGCCTTGGAAGCCCCATTAAAGGCAAAGCCAAGGTTGACTGGGTTGAAAGATGCAAGAAGTTTGCCAATAAATATTTTGAAGGCGATATTAAAGAATTGACATATTGCATGAAGGACATTTATAACTTTAAACTTTGGACTGAACTAAAACGGGAGTACAAAGAAGTGGACTATACTATTGTAGAAGAACAGTATGATGATACTCAACTAGAACAGGCACTTGCTTGTAGCGGTGGAGCTTGTGAAATACAATGAATGACAGCGCTCCTAAATTAATTAGATATGATCTACATACTTTTAAATTGAACACAATAGAAGTGTCTGGTGTTCAAAATCTGTCTGTAAATCAAACATTTGATGTGTCTACAGTTCCCACTTGGGGAAACCCATTTGCAGCTAATAATTTTTACAAAAGGCCAAATGTAGAAGTTAGCTTAACAAAATTTTTATCTAACAATGTACCATCATTAGTAATTAATACTGGAGTTATTTTTAATAGTGCAACATCTGGAATATTGCCTTCGGGGGGATTAATCATCTCCCCGTGTTCTGGATGGGTTGTAATGTATGATTACAGCAATGGATATAACTCATATCCTAGTGGCATAGAACTAAAAGACCTATTGCTAAGTTCTATAAGTTATAAATTTGGTACTGATAATTTTTTTACAGAAGATCTAAACTTTCAAGGTCACTCACTAGAATGTTCTGGAATACCACCTACTTCAATACAACCATCACAAAAACCAAATCATGTTGATGGAAGTGGAACCGTAAGTAGAAGAAAAGACTTCTTTATTAGTGGAGTTCCAAAAGAAGTAGCAGACCATATGGCAAGCGGACATGGATTATTATCTGCGGAAGTGAATATATCTTTTGATTATGGTGAAGTCCCATCATATGGTAGATTTCTTACAGTTGCTAATAAATATGTTAAATATCCTTTCGATATTTCGTGTTCTTTTGAAGTAATTGACAGAGGTTTCACACCGTTAAAAACTGGCAATATATTAATTGAATCCGGGTATGTCAAAGGTATTTTTCCGACTGGAAAATTTTATACTACAGGAATACCGATTACAAACTTATATCCATATGAAGATAAAGATGGTTTCAATGAATTTTTAGAAGATGTTGTGTCTGGTATTTATATAGCAAGCTCAGGCAATGTTAATGATATCTACAGATCTGTATATGAAAAATTAACCAGTACTGGAATAATATTAGGCATAAAAAACCAATTAAAGATAGATTTAGGCAACAATAATTTCTTAACAAGCCGAGAAAGAAGTGGAGGTGATGCCGGGCAAAGTAGTTATTCGATATACAAATATACTTACAAAAATACTACAAGTGAATTTAACATATCCAGTGGTTAATGGTTTTAGATAATCACAGGGAGAAAAAACATGTCAAGATCAAGAACAAGAAAAGAAGCTAACAAAGCAAAAACAACCGCCGTAACCAACCCACATCGTAAAGTTCTTCAGCCGAAGAGCATTAACCAAGAAAATTATATCATATCTATGGTAGAAAACGATGTTACTATATGTACCGGACCAGCAGGATCTGGTAAATCGTCTGTTGCAGTTGGTCTAGCTTGCAGTTGGCTTTTAGATGGAAAAATTTCAAAAATAATTATTACACGCCCTACAGTTGAAGCGGGAAGAGGATTGGGATTTTTACCGGGAAATAAAGATGAAAAAATCCAACCTTATCTCGTACCTATCATTGAAGAAATGAATGCTTATCTCGGCAGAGATATGGTTAAAAAATTTAGGGATGGTGAAATTATTGAAATGTGTCCACTTGAATACATGAGAGGAAGAAATTTTCACGATTGCTTTATGATACTTGACGAAGCTCAAAATGCTACGTTTGAGCAAATAAAAATGTTTATAACGAGAATCGGGATACATTCGCGTGCAGTGATTAATGGAGACGCAGACCAATCAGACCTTCCTATGAGCATAAGAGGGGGACTGGAAGACATTAGTCATAGACTAGAAAATCTAGATGGTGTGGGCATATGCGAATTAGAAGCTAGCGACATCGTTAGAAATAAAATTATTGGTAGAATATTAGAAAGATTAAAGTGAAGAAGATCATACCCGTTATACTAATCTGTGGAGCCTTAATTGGCTCCATAGTATATTATGAATCAGAAACTCAAGATATAAAACAAGAGTCCTTATATATCAATGATGATTTTATTCAATTTTATGAAATGTTACTAGATGAATCTAAATTATCAGAAGAGGAAAGAATTGCATATAGAGAAAGTTATAGAACATTCTTAATATGGAGTGGGGAAGAATATAGAGAATATGATCCGAATGAATATTTATTAGAGGAATAATATGCCAACTTATCATTATAGATGTTGCGAATGCAAAGAAGAATTTGAACAATTTCACAGTATAAAAGAGCCTCTGAAAAAACAGTGTCCTTTTTGCGAACTGGATGGATTATCGGTTGTTTTAGACGGTCCTCCCGTTATAATAAATAAAGAGGTCAAGACGCTAGGGCAATTAGCTGAAAAAAACGCCAAAGCTCTTGGAAGATACGGACTAGAAGAGAAAATGGCAAAAGATGGTACAGTAGACAAATTAAATAAAAGACAAGACAGGCAGGACTTAAAAAAAATAGCCAGCTTGACTACAGAGAAGAAAGCTAAATATATAGAAACGGGAAAACTATGATAAATAGAGAAAAGATAAATGTTGGGCCTCATATGGGGGTAATGAAATTCAAAGTCTATATATATAGGATGTTATCGGATGGTAGTTATGATCCAATAGAAGTAGACTGTGCTGATCTATTTAAAGAATATGGAATGGCCGACAATGGGGAAATACATGTAGTTGGTTTTGATAAATGGAATTGCGTGCAAAAAGTCAAAGAGAAATTGGAAGGACTGAGTGGAACATAATGTCAAGAAATGAAAATGAAAATTTAGAAGGATTATTTATACCAGAAGAAGATACTGTAGAATCAGTATATCTTGATAAAGCTGGTTATTTATGTGAAAAAAATGTAGCAGTTGCTAAAATTATTGAATTACACAACAAGGAAAATGATAGAATTAGCTCTAATTATTACGTTAAGCATGGAAGAGGCGAACTGTTTGATCCTTATGGAATGGATATGAATAAAATAAACGCATACAACTTCCAGTTTAAAAAAGTGGATAAGGCAATATTTGATAAATATGTAGAATATCTCAAAACTCGTAGAGAAGTATTCTTAACACAAGCAAGAAGAGCATTTATAAATAAAGGATTCTAAAATGGCAAAGAAGAAAACACCAGTCAACGAACCAAAGCAAAGCCAAGAAAATGTAAATCAAACCCCTTCTCCGACTACATTCGATGTATTTGCGAAGAAAAAGGACACTGCATTTATTGCTATGACACAAGAAGCATCAATGAGAGCAGATGAAACCGCATTCAAAAGACGCGAAGATGCGGCAAAAAAACCCGTTCCCTATATTCATAAAATCAGGGATGGAAAATGATTTGTACTAAATATACTCCTCATACAATCAAATTATTACATAGCGGCGAAATACTATGGCGATGCATTTTAAGTGATGGAACTTCTGCAATTTCTGATTTTGATGTTGAGGATCAAAAAGATCCTTGGACTAGATTAAAAATATACTGTAATAATAATAATTTACAGATTACTGAAGTTAAAGTCATATGTCCGGGTATGCCAGAAGAAACAATATTTGAAGATAAAAATGGACTTAATAATTTTCTAATATCTAGAGGTATATCAAAAGATATTACAGGCAATGATACAATGACATATAAATATATGTGTTTTGGTATTCTAAAAGAAGACAACAAAATATATGTCAAAAAATTTCATTGGCCAGAATTTGCCCTTGCTGAAAATGAAGAAGTTAGAGAGCTAACTCCAGACAATGAAAATATGATGTATAAAAAAAGATGTAAAGAAAATTGTAAATGTCAAAGCAAAGAACAGAGATAAGCAAATACAAATCCCCGTCAACCGGGGATTTTTGTACTTCTGCCCAGTATGTTGCAGAAATTGTATGTCAAAAGCAAGCAACACATGAAAAGGCTGGAACCTTACCATATAAATTTTGGAACCTACCAAAGTGGAAAAAAATATATATAAGACAAGTCTCATTAGCAAATAAATTAATTAAAGAGTACGGTGAAGAGCCTGTAATTAAATTTATTAAATCTAAAAGCGGATCAAAGACAATTTCTTTAGGGGCGAGAAATGTAAAAAAAGATATAGAAAAAATAAAATACGCTCTTGACAATGCCCCAAAGCATGTTACAATGGAAGTAATAAAAGTAGAACCACTTGAGTTCAGACCTAGAAAATCATTTGGAACTAAAACATTAATACAAAAATTGAAGGAAATTGAAAATGGCGACGACCAATGAAGAATCAGCAACTTCAAAGATGGATAAAGATTTTATCAAAAAATATGGCGACTATGTAACGACTGGCGATAAAGTTTTAGAACAGAAGAGAAGTTATAAGAATATATCTATTAGCCCTGCTATTGATTTAGCTCTTGGTGGTGGCGTTAAAGAGGGGTCTTGGATGATTCTTTCTGGCCCCCCAAAAGTAGGCAAGACTACAACCACTATGCAGATTATCGCCAACTGTCAAGCTCTTGGACGCAAGATCATTTATCTTGACGTTGAAGGGCGACTAAAAGAAATGAACTTCGAAGTTCCGGGTATCGACCCATCTAAAGTTCAAGTAATTAGATCTGGAGATGAGCCTTTACCAGCGGAAACATTCCTAGACATCGCCAGAAAACTTGTATCAGCAAAAGAAAATGAAGGATGTGTTTTAGTTATTGACTCTATCTCATCTCTTATACCTTTGCGAGATCTTGATGAGGATATTAGCGGAATGACAAGGCCGGGACTCCCAAAGATTCTTTCAGACTTTGTTAAAAAGTTAGGACAAACAGTTCCAAATCAAAAGTGCTTAATCATCTTAATCACTCACATGATTACAAATACAAGTGGATACGGAAAAAGTAAGATGGCAGATGGTGGAGTAAAAATTCAATTCCAAGCAGATACACGTATGGAAGTGAAGAGTGTAACTCCTTGGGAGTCATCAGGAAGTACAAAAGAGAATAAAAATGTTATTGGATTAAAAGTAACTTGGGATATTTTATGTTCTTCAATTGGCGCGCCTCACAAAGCCTGTGAAAGCTGGATTCGTTTTGGGCATGGGATTGATAAAGTTCAAGAGATTCTTATGATTGCTATTGACCTTGGTTTAATTTCAGTAGCTGGGTCTTGGTATAATCTAGATTTTATTGAGTCTGAAAAAGTCAAGGTGCAGGGACAAGAGAAGGCATACAATTATCTCAAGGAACATCCAGAGGCATACCTCTCTCTAGAATCTAAAGTCAAGGAAATGTTATATTGAAAATTATAGGATTGGATTCACAAGAATATTCATGGATTCCAAGTAATAATATTGTAGATACAGAAAAAAGATCTGGACTACACAATAAAGCTAAAGATCTTTTAAAAGACAAATATCCTAATGATAGGATTTTAGAAGAACTAATATTGCCCGGAACAAAAACATCAACTAGAAAATCCACCCTAAAGGCGGATTTTTTTATTCCTGTAAGAAAACTTATTGTTGAAGTTCACGGGGAGCAGCATACAGAATTTAATAATTTCTTTTTTAAGAATAAAATGGATTTTTATAAAGCTCAGGCTAGAGACAGAGACAAGAAGAAGTGGTGTGAAATAAATAATTTAGAATTGATAGAGCTATTCCATAACGAATCTATTGAAGAGTGGAGAAGTAAGATATGGAGGAATTAGAAGAAAAGATAAAAAAATTCCATGAAAATATTGACAATTGGATTACAGAGAGTAAAATAGAGTATGGTACTGGCTTTGGGGATAAAACAGAGGAGGTGGGAAAGATACTGCAATACTCTCGCGAAGAATTAAAATCCATGACATTTCCAGACTATCAAGCCTCAATTTTCTTACTCAATCAATACCTTATGCATCTCAAAAGCATTATAGCAAGAGAGAAGGCTGTTAAGGCTTGGGCAGAACAGGGTATATGGTATATTGTTACAGGCGTTAGTCATGACAAATACGCAAAATGGGAAGAAAAATATCATTCAGCCATCAGAAATCATAAATCAGGATTGAAATTACAAATGCTCAAAACAACATCTGAGGCTAGAATATTAGCGGGAGAAGCGACAATTGGATCGGTAGAGACTGCCATGAAGGTTCTTGAAAATATGGGAAGGAACAAAAGCTATGAACGATCTTAAAGATAAAGCTGAAAAATTAATTCAAAGAGGAAAAGCTACAAACGACTTTGATTTAATCAGGATGGGGATGGATGTTCTAGAAGCGTTAGAATCACAACCGCAACCAAAACAGACTTTAATCGTAGAAAAGACAAATAGTAAATTTGATATTGGGCAATTTACAATGCAAAAATCAAATGCTATGAATAGTAAAATTAATAAGAAACAAACTATAACAATTGAAAAAAGAGTGAATCAATTCCTAGATGATGGAAGCGAAGCTAAAGATGTAAAAACTCCTAAAGTTGATCTAGTTGAAAGAAATCGAAAATCTATAAATGAAAATAAAGTAGAGCAGCAATGTCAACTATGTGGAAAGTCTGAATCAGTTTTACCAATATATGCTAGAGAGTATTATCGTTGTGAATCTTGTTTATTGAAAGGAAAATCATGAGCATTTTTGAAAGTCGCGAATTAGCAGTTAAGTTACTTACATCCACTGCAAAACTTCCAGATAAAGCTAACACATTTGACGCTGGATTGGATTTATACAATGATGAAAAGGAAACAATTACAATTGCTCCGGGGCAACGTAGGCTTATATCAACTGGCATTGCGTTGGCTATTCCAAAGGGGTTTGTTGGGCTAATTTGGCCCCGCTCTGGTCACGCAGTTAAGAAGGGGATCGATACTATGGCTGGAGTGATTGATTCGCCATACAGAGGAGAGGTGAAGGTTTTACTCGTCAACGAAAGTGATGAATATCAAATTTTTAATTTTGGAGATAAAATTGCTCAGATTTTAATTCAATACTCTCCAGACTTTACTCCTGTTGCCGTTGACAACCTAAGCGAAACTTCTCGCGGAGAAAACGGGTTTGGGAGTTCGGGGTCTTGACATATTTCAAAATAGGATTTATACTATTCATAGCGTTTTACTGTATAGTATCATATAGAATAATTAGTAGCACAATCATAGGAGAAATGGGTGACAAATGAATACACTAGTAGCACTGGCAGCAATGTCGTTAGGTCAATTGTTTGTGGTTAATCCACAAATTCCAGTTGTGGTTCAGCAACCTCAACCAATCGTAGTCCAATATCAATATGTAGTCCAACAACCACAATATGTAATTGTGCCTAGAACAATCTATGTACCAGTGCAGGTTCAAACATACCAACCTGTATACTACCCGTATCCAATCTATAGAATTTACCCTTAAGGAGAATATAATGGGCGAAGAAAAGAATCCGTTAAATGTATATAATCAACTTGATATTATTAAAGATGCATTGGCTCAAATTGAAACCATTCATATCTATGAGCTTGCTAATCGTCAATACGGAACATCGACAGAAGATGAACTAAAGAATCGAATTAGAGAGCTGGATAAAGAAGTTCTTGAATATGAACTACAACTTGCGGAGATGCAAGCTTATACTGATAGTATATTAGATTCAAACAAGAGATTGCTTGAAGCGAATAATCAACTTATTTCTGAAAAGAATGTAGCGTTAGAAAATCGTAAACTAGCACAAGATCAGGCAGATAAAATAGTTTCTGCTTATCATCAATTGCCTCGTCTTGTAAAAAAGTTTTATGGAGTGAATTAATATGAGCCAGTCCGAATTGCAGAATTTACCAGTTGAACGTGCCGTCTTAGCTGGCATCTGTCAGTTCGGACTGGAAGTTTATGTTGAACTCGATTTCTTGCAAGCAGAATACTTTAGCCACGAATTAAATCAGGTTATATTTACATGCTTGCAAGACGTTATCAACAATAATCAGAATATTGAATATCTCTCTATATTCTCAACAGCCCAGAAATTGGGTGTATATGAACTAATTAATAAATCGACCGAGATGAGTTTCATCCGGTCGCTTTTTAATTTCCCCATCAATAAAGACAACATCCCTAAATTTGCAGCTAAACTAACTAAACTTAAATTAGCTAGAGATATTAAGAAGACATTATCTATCTGTGACAAGTCTATGGCTAAAGTTACAGGCGATGAAAGTGTAGAAGATATTATTGGCATGGTTGAAACCCCAATCATGGAAATTACTTCACTTGCATATAAAGAGCAAAATAACAAGACTGTTCTTCTTGGCGAAGACATTGATGAGTATGTTGAGTATCTTATTAATAATCCCTCTGATTATCTTGGCATTCCTACGGGTTTTCCTAGATTTGACGAAGCTATCGGAGGTGGCCTTAGAAGAAAGTCAGTCACCCTAATAGGTGCTAGAACTGGTGTCGGTAAAAGTGTTATCTCTACTAATGTTGCAAAATATGTTTCGGAAGTTTATGATATTCCAGTCCTATATTTAGATACAGAGATGGATCTTGGCGATCAAAGAAATCGTATGTTGGCAAATATTAGTGGAATTAAGATTAACGAGATTGCAAAAGGGTCTTTTGCTAAGGTCTTTAACTCTAAAGAGAAAGTAATAGCCGCAGCTAAGTTGATTGAAAAGATACCATATCACTATATATCAATTGCAGGACAACCATTTGATAACATCCTTAACATTATTAAAAGATGGGTGCATCAATATGTTGGATTTGATGAAAATGGTAGAACTAAAGACTGCTTAATCATATACGATTATTTTAAGTTGATGAGTTCAGCTGGGCTAACAGCTGCTATGCAAGAATATCAGGCTTTAGGCTTTCAGATTACAAAGATGAATGATTTCTGTATTAAATACGATCTACCTTGCCTATCCTTTGTTCAGCTTAATAGAGAAGAAGAGATTGCTCAGTCTGATAGACTTCAATGGCTAGCTTCTACAGTTGCAAAATTCCAAATGAAAAGCGATGAAGAAATCGCTGATGATGGTGATGAACATGGGAATAGGAAATTTGTAATTGTTAAGGCAAGGCATGGATCTGGATTAGATCATGGTAATTATATAAATGTAAAAATGAATGGCTCAATCGCTAAACTTACTGAATGGTATACAAGAGATGAACTTAAAAATGGAGCCGCGAATGCAAGTCAAGACAACTCCTTCGAAATTCGAGAAGGTGAGTCGGGAGAAGATTTATTCGATATGTAATGAATTATCGGATAAAGCACCATCCCTACTTAACGCTTTAAAAATTGAATATATAGAATTTCCTAATAGACTAGCATTCCCATGCCCAGTGCATGGAGGAGACAACTGCGAAGGATCATGTATATTTACTGATGGCTCTAAAACTAAAGGAAATTGGGTTTGCTGGACACATTCGTGTGAAAAAGATTATGGTAAAAATATGATAGGCTTTGTGAGAGGAGTTCTTTCACAAAGAGAAGGTAAAGAAGTTAATTTCTACCAAGCTATTAATTTTTCACTATCATTTTTAAATAAAAAAATCGTAGATATACCAGAAGAAAAGATTAGTGAAAGTATATATGAGATCAATAAGATTAACGAAATATTAACTCGAAAATCTGAAAAGTTAAATTTAAACATATCACGAGAACAAGTTATTTCAACACTTGACATTCCATCAAAATACTATATAAGTAGAGGTTTTTTACCAGAAACCCTAATGGCTTTTGACGTTGGTGAGTGTTATAATTCTAATAGACAAATGTTTAATAGGGCAGTCGTTCCTGTATATGACGAAATTTCTCAATACGTTGGATGTGTCGGAAGGGCAACTGATGAACACACTAAACCAAAGTGGTTGAATAGCAAAGGTTTTAAGAAATCTTTCTTCTTGTATGGACTGTGGGTTACTAAACCACACATTCAAAAACTATCAACAATTGTATTGGTTGAAGGTCAAGGTGATGTCTGGAGATTATATGAGGCAGGAATTAAAAATTGCGCTGGTATATTTGGATCTGATCTTAGTGAGGATCAATTAATCAATCTTGAAGAGCTTGGAGTAATGAACATTGTTATATTAACAGACAATGATGAAGCAGGGCAAAAAGCGGCAGAAGGTATTATACAAAAAGGCGGCAGAAGATTTAATTACTTTACACCTAAGATATCCAAAAAAGACATTGGAGAAATGTCTATTGAAGATATAAACAACGAACTCAAACCACAACTTAAAGGACTTTTTTAATGAGTAAAACACTAGCTTTTTCAGGTAAAAAACAATCAGGAAAGAATACTCTTTGTAATTTTTTACATGGATATCAACTTAAATCATATGGCATTATCGATGGTTTTGAAATTACTGACCAAGGCGAATTGATTATTGAAACCCTAGTGACAGATGCATCTGGAAAAACTGAAATTGGAAAAGGTATTATTGATGTAACTAGAGTAGATATTGATTTTGCAATGTGGGCAATAGATAATATTTGGCCATTTGTTAAACACTATGCATTTGCCACCGCTCTGAAGGAAATGCTTATTGGGTTATTTAACGTAGAAAAAGATGGTGTATATGGTACAGATGAGCAGAAAAACCAATATACCAAATATAAGTGGGAAGAGATGCCTACTAAATCCAAAGGTAAATCTGGTTTTATGACAAACCGTGAAATTATGCAGTATATTGGGACAGATCTTTTTAGAAAGATTTATTCGGAGGTTTGGACAGATAGACTGACCAAGGATATTCTAGCGGAAGAATCAAACTTGGCAATTATATCCGATGCACGGTTTGAAAATGAAATACAAGCCATTCAAAAAGCTGGTGGTAAGGTGATTCGACTCACAAGACATGTCGCAGACGAAGACTGTCATCAAAGTGAATTAGCATTAGATAGTTATGAGGGATTCGATTTTGTACTGGATAATCAAAATATGACAATTGAAGAATCTTGTCAAGAGTTAATTAAACTTTTGGATGAATGGAATTGGCTATCTAAAGATAGTATATTAAATACGCCCGAAGTAGTATATAAAAGACAGGCAGTTACATCAATCAAATGATAACCACATATTTTAGATCTTCAAGTCTTAACAATTGGAAATATTGTGAACTTCAATATTTTATGACTTATGTTCTCGGACATTATTCTCCATCAGGGAAAAAAGCAGATTTGGGAACCATAACGCACGCAGTATTTGAAACATTAGCAATATGCAAAAAGAGGACTCAGTTTAATAAAAGATCTACAATGAAAATCACTCAGGAACCCTTGGGTGATTTTTCTTTTACTGAAAGGGAATTACACAGTGATGCATTTGTTTATTCTATTTTAAATAGAAGTTTTAAATTTTATAGAGAAAACTCTACTCATAATTCTTTCGACGACAAAGATTATAAATTTTGTGAGAAAATGGTATGGGATACCCTATCATATAACAG